GATCCTGTTGATGTTGGATTGGCTTCAGCATCTGCTGCCATGGTGGCAGGAGGTATAACTGCCCCAGGTGCCGTAGCTACTCAGTTGGCAAGGATGGGTTACAAAGGCAAAAAACTTTTTGATGCCGTCAAGAAGATTGAAAGTTTAGGAAAGCCTAGCAAGCCAGATGCGGGAGTGATTCGTCAAGCCATGGCTCCAGTTGGAGCAACTTACGGAGCAAGCCAGACAGGAAGAATGGTTGGTGAAGTTCCTGAAATAGTTGAAGCAGTTGGCGGGATAGCTCAACTATCTGGTGGCGGATTTTTGGAAGGGTTGATTCAATCAATTCCGGGCAAAGGCGGCAAAGCGATAGAAATTCTAAGCAGAGGCATTGACGCTGGTCGTGTAGCGATTGATGACATATTAAACGCTTTAAAAAGAGGCGATATTGAGCAGAGAGAAGCAGAGGCTCTTGTTGCTAAAGCAGACAAAGTCCTTGGCGAACCTGGCGCTGAAACCGTTGAGCAGGGTCAAAGATTAGTGCTTAAAAAACCTGATGGGGAGTTAATTGAAACCCCCATAGGAAAAGTGCCTAAAGCGCCTGAACCGCCTGTGACGCCAAAGGTTGCTGATGATGCCACAAAGGCGGCTACAGGGGCGGCTGAAGAAGCTGGTGAGGCTGCAACAAAGAGAAGACCAATTAGAACAATTGGCAAAGCTGGCGCAGTGGGTGCAGCGGGACTTGGAGCTACAGATTTAGCTCTTGGAACTAATTTCTTATCAACTGGTCTTGAAAAGATTGGAGATGCATACGGCGCTGTTAGGGATGATGTTGCCGCAACCTTGGAGATGCCTGAAATTGTGGCTTTAAGAGAAAGAGTAAATCCAGACACTGGCGAGCGCGTTGAATTAACAGAATCTGTTATGGAGCAGGTTGACTTAAATAAAGATGGCAAGATTTCTGATGAAGAGCGCAAAGCCATAAAAGAAAAAGCTGATAAAGCTGTGGCGGCACAACAGAAACCTGATACAGGAACAGGAACAGGCACACCTAAGCCTGAAGCAACGGGTATCATGAAGTTCTTGTTTGGTAAAGACGGTATCGGTGGTGATCCGGGCGCAGTTGGCAAGACCATGGATTATTTAGCTGACCCAAGAACTCGTTACGCGCTTGCTCGCGCTGCAGAGTCACGCCCTGGTGTTGTAAACAGAAACTTCTTCACCGACTTCACGCTTGGTCAAGCTGAGTACGACCAGCTACAAGGCAAAGATGAAACTGCCTTGATGCAGAACTATGAGTTCTTAAAGGCTGCTGGCAAGAGTGATGATGAGATCTTTGATTTGTTGTTAAGTAAAGATACCGCAAGTGATCAAGCAGAAAGATATCAAGATCAAGTTTTATCTTTGTACACCGCAGCCAGAGAGGATGCGAGAAACACAGACAAATCAGACGCTGAATTATTAGAAGAAGCAAGATTAACTGCAGCGGCTATAATTTTAAATCAATCTGTCGCAACTCCAAAAGATAGCGACGTAACTGAAATACCTTTACAGCCAGCAGTTCAATGATACGAGTAAGGTTGCCCGATGGCAGATCTGTGCCTGTTGATACAGACAACCCAGACATCGCACGAGCAACAGCACAAAAGTATTTACAAGAGAACCCTCTTGTAGAACGTGGCGCTCAGTTGGGCGAAGAAGATGTGTCAGCCATTGGCGACATTGGTCGAGGTGTTGCAGCTGGATTGGTTAGTGCTGTAGAGGGTGTAGCGACTCTACCATCAGAGCTTTCTGGCGATGAACAAAGCGCACAAGAACTAAGAGAGTTTTTTGCAAAGTACAAACCAGACACATCTACAGATATCGGCGAAGCTGCTCGCTTCATAGCTCAGTTCGCAGCACCTGGCGGTATCGCCGCAAAAGCAGCAAAAGGTTTGGGATCGATAGGTAAAGTCGGCGCGTTTGGCGCTGCTGACATTGCAGCCACGACGCCTGATGTAGAAACCCTAGGTGATTTATTTGAAGGTGGCCCCACTCAAAGAATTGATACAGCTGATCTAGCTGGGGCTGAGCTTGCTGCTGCGAACCTGTCAAACAGACTGAAAGTTGGTGCGGAGGGGGCGGCATTGATTCTCGGTGTGCCAGCGGTAGCTAAGCTAGGCCTTCAAGCAGTAGGTGCAACTGCTGGTGCAATTGGTAGAACTGACTTCATAAGAGATGCAGCACGAGCGATCAAAGACCCCAACACACCGTTTCACGACGTTGGCGTAAAGCCAGATCTGTCTGATCCAGGCTTCATCCGAGGCAACATAGATCGATTCAAGAAAAACTTCACTAAGTACGCTAAGTTTCAAGGCGGTATGCCTGATAGGTTCACCAAACAATACGATGCTTTGCGCATTCATGAGATTGCTGCTCATAGTTCTGGAGCGCGACAAGCAGTCGAGAAGATAGACAACGCTCTAACCTTTGTTAACAAGAATGAAGGCGTCTTCAACAATCAAGACAAGAGCAGAATTCTTAACACATTGAATGATTTCTTGTTCGCTGAACAATCCATGGCGAACCCAGGCTTGACCCGCGAAGTAATAAAAAACAACGCGGCTAAAGAGCTTAAAGAAATTGATGACATCATCGCCAAGAATTCGTCAAAGAGCTTGTTTGCTAATCGCAAAGACATGAGCTTGTTTAAGGGCGCAGAAGATCTGCGAGGCCAGATAGATGGATTGAGTGACTCTGTGCAAGACATATTGCGTGATCCAATACTCACTCCAGAGATGCAAGCAGATTTGATTGAAACCATAGGGAACAACAAAACTTTCTATGGCATGCGTTTGTACCGCGCTCTTAACGACACAAGCTACACGCCAACTGTTGAACAAGCTGACAAGGCCGTCAAAGAATTAGTGGATTCAAGCCAAGGACTAGATGACGCATACAAGCTGACTGAGGCAGACGCTAGGTCTGTATTGAACGGCATGCTTCAGAGTGACTTTAGCAACGCCAAAATGGCTCCTAAAGATATTATCGAAACACCCACTCTTACGGGTGTTGCTCAGGGTATGTTGAAAGGTCGGCGTCTAGACAACCTTCCTGCAGTCAGAGACTTCCTTGGCGAATACACAGGCGCTAAAGATGTAATGATGCGAGCAAAGCCTGAACGCATAAGAGCGCGTGACGTAGGCGAACAGGAGGTCGGGCTGCGCACCAAGATGGTTGAGACCGTTGATGTCATGTCTAAGCAAATCGCCAAAGCTCGATACTACAAGAACTTGGTTGATTACAATGATGCGCTTGGTGATCGAAGGTTTCTGTTTGATCAACTCCCTCCAAACGCTCAGCTGGGAGAGTATTCTCGGATAGGTGCTGAATCATCCAACCCGCTGTCAGAAATTAGTGAAAGCGCAAAGCGTAGGTTTGGCCCACTTGCTGGCAAGTATGTGCGCAATGATTACAAAGAAGCACTTGAGAATGGATCAGAGATTTTTGATTTAGCAAAGGGCGGCATTCCTTTGTATTCAACCTTTCTAGGGTTGAAGGGCATGTCTCAAATTGCCAAGACGGTATACAGCCCAATCACACAAATAAGAAACGCAACGACTGCAGGCTTCTTTGCTTTAGCGAATGGCAACATAGGCAACTCAAAGTCTTTAGCCAACTCTTTCTCAACAGTGTTCAGCAACCTAAACCAAAGGCTCACTGCACCCGGTAAGTCTGGAGCTACGCTGGCTGACAGGCAGAAGTATTACAACGAGCTTGTAGATCTTGGCGTAATCAACACCAATGCCAAGGTTGGTGAGTTTGAGTCTTTGTTGAACGACGCTGTTGATAACAATGCGAAAGGGAAGGCCATATTTAAGTGGGCACAAGGCAAGCAAAATGGTTTGGCTGCTAAGCTATATCAAGCGTCTGATGATGTATGGAAAACATACAGCTTTGAAATGGAGTTAGGCCGACTGCAGAAAGCTTTCACCAAAGACCCAAATACAGTCATCAATGTGTCTGATCCCAGAAACTTCACTGAGTTTGGTGCGGTTGTTAGAAAAGGTGATCTAACCGAGAACGAGTTTCAAACCCTATTGAAGCGTGAAGCTGCTGAGATCGTAAAAGATACAGTGCCCAACTACTCGCGTGTTCCAGAGTTCATCAAACAGTTAAGGCAAATGCCATTTGGTAACTTTGTTGCGTTCCCTGCAGAAATGATCAGAACAGGCGGCAACATCCTTGGCCGCAGTATCAAAGAGCTTGCAAGCGATTCTCCTGAGATCAGAGCGATTGGCATGAAGCGATTGCTGGGATTCACCTCAGTAAACGTAGCCATACCTCAGTCACTGGCCATTGCAGGCACACAACTTACTGGTGCAAACGAAGAACAGGTGCAGGCGTACAAGCGATCAATGGCTGCTGATTGGGATCGTAATTCCACGTTGATACCGATAGCCACAGACAAAGATGGCAACATCACTGATCTTTACAACTTCTCGTACACCAATCCTTACGACTATCTGAAGCGTCCATTTAGTGCTGTGTACAACGCTGTAAACAATGGCATCACAAAAGAAGAAGAACTAAGCACCATCGCTTTTAACGCAATGTATGACAGTAGTGCTGAATTCTTTTCACCATTCATGAGCGAGTCGATTGTTACCGAAAAGATTGCTGACATTGCGCGTAACAGAACATCTTTTAACAGACCTGTATGGAACGAGTCAGACACTCTTGGAACTAAATACGCAAAAGGTTTTGCTCACTTGGCAGATGGCATCACCCCTGGCATATCGCCAGTTGATATTGAAGCAGACGTTGACTCCCCAGTGCTTGGATTAAATCTTCGACTGAGAGACTTTCCGAGGGCGGTTGCGACTGTACTTCCTACAGACGCTAGGCTTGGTGTTACAAAACAAGGTTTTGCTGTAGATCCAGCACAAGAATTCACAGAGGCTTTGACAGGTGTTAAAAGCTTGAAGCCTAGAGTAAACAGGGTTCTATATTACAGAGCGTTAGAAGCCGCAAGAAACGTCAGAGACTCAGCCGCTATCTTTAACCAAGTGGCAAAACAAAGGGGTGCTGTGGACGCAGAGAAGATAACTCAAGCGTATATCACCGCGAACGAACAGCGATTCAAGGCATTGCGTGACCTCAACATGGCGATCGAAGACGCCAAAACTCTTGGGCTTTCGACTGCTGAAATCGTAAAACCATTGAGAGATGCAAAGACACCAAACTTAAACTTCCTCATGGCGGGCAGATTCAAGGCATTCTTTCCTAGCGCAGAGACTATATCGATTGCCATGCAAGGAAATGAAGACAAGCTTGCGAACCCAATAGACTTCGGCGCACTAGGACAAGCTTTTGGCGAGTTCCAAGGCAGTCGATTCAGACCACAAGCTGCAGCCGAAGCACAGGCCGCACAAGCGCCTGCTGCTCCACCCCCTACACAACCACAGCCTACGCCTCAAATCGCGCCTACACAGCCCAGCACGCCGCCTATGTCGTTGTTTGACCGTGGCGTTGATGCGTTAAGACAGATAGAGTTGAACAAACTCCTAGGTATTGATTAGTGTGGTTCCAAAAAGAAAGCGATCAAAATCCAAATACTTTGCAAAGCGAACTGAATACGATGGCATCGTGTTCGATTCCAAGCTTGAAGCAGCTAGGTATAAGATACTCAAACAGCTAGAGCAGGCTGGCGAACTCACTGATCTTGAGGTCCAGGTGGACTTCCCTTGTGTGGTCACCGTCAATGGCGAGGATCAGAAGATCTGCTCGTACATAGCAGACTTCCGATACAAGCGCGGCGAAGAGGTGGTGGTCGAAGACACCAAGGGTGTGATCACCCAAGTGTTCAGGCTCAAGAAGAAACTGGTCGAAGCACTCTACCCCGGCACCAAGATACTGGTAGTCAAAGACCCTCGCAGCTGGGACTAGAACGGAACCTTACGTTCATCCATATTGTCGATCTGACTACCTGGGAACTCAGCCCGAATCTTCTCAGCATCGATCATCATCTCAGCGTTGAACTGCACCTTAGATAGCTCACGCATCTCAGCGCTAGAGTAGTAGTACTCACCATCTTCTGGCCTCACACCATTGTAGAAGTCAATGATGCCCACTCTGTACGCTGTGGCGTCCTCTGTGCTCCTCTCAGGCATGTAATCTGCATTCACTAGCTCAGGTATCCACATGTGCTTATCGCACCCAGAACGCTGCTCATCAAGCGAGAGAGCATGGTTTCGCTTCTTGCATAACCACACCGCACCATTTGATTCAGTCAATGGCTTTGAGTGTATGCAGTTCCTGCAGTTCACCGACTCAGGCAAGCGCCGTCCGTAGTAGATGTCTTTGTACAGATCAGGCTCATTCTTCATGCGCCAATCTTTCTCTGAGCGGCGCGTATCCTTGATTGGTGCATCACTGCATATGATGCGTTCTGCTTTCTCTTGTGCGCGCTCCCAGATAGCGGCGTTGTATTCAATCACCTCTGAGTAGATTTCGCTGTTGTTTTTATTCATCACAACAACCATGCACTTGGTCAGGCCCAGGGCACCCATGTACGCATGGA